GCGGCGATCACGCTGACCTACGCGAGCGCCTCTTTGGGCTGGGTCTTTGCTTGAGAAAGTAGCACCATGAGTACCCTTTCGCAATTCATCTCCGGCGGCAAGTCTCAGTCGCAAGTCTTCACCAGCGGCAGCGGCAACTGGACCGTGCCGGTAGGCGTCACCAATGTGCGTGTGTTCGCGGTAGGCGCTGGAGGGGGAGGCGGTGGGGGCTACACCTCGAGCTACCGCGGCGGCGGTGGTGGTGGCGGGGCGATCGTGGAGAGCGACCTGGCCGTGACCTCCGGCGCGTCTGTCGCCTACGCAGTGGGCGCAGCAGGCACGGCCGGGGCCATCAATGGCGGGGGCGGCGCTGGCGGCAACACGACCTTCGGCACCATCACGGCCTACGGCGGTGGCGGTGGTGCCAAGGGCCAGACGGGCACCGATGGCGGTGGTGGGGGCGGTGGCGGCTTCAGTGCTGCTGGTGCCACCTCGGGCAGCAACATCGGCGGCTCGGGCGGTGGCGGCACGGGCGGGGCGGGCGGGGACAACGGCGTCGGCGGCTCGGCTGGCGTCGTGTTCCTGAACGGCCAGGGAGGCGGTGGCGGGGGCGGCGGCAACGCCAGCGGCGGGGCCAGCATGTCCGGCGGCGGTGCTGCCAACTCCAGCCGCGGCGGTGGTGGTGGCTCCTACGGGGCTGGTGCTGCGGGCGGCTCGGCTGCAACAGCCAACACAGGCGGTGGCGGCGGTGGCGGCGCGGTCAATACGGCCGGCAACGCCGGTGGCTCCGGGTATCTGATGGTGACTTGGGTGGGGTGATCGATGGCAACGAAGACAGCAAACCTGGCGCAGCTCAGCAACACGTTCGATGTCAACTCCTCCGGCGCTGTGAGCGTCGGCGGGTCCACCGGCACCTCGGGCCAGGTGCTGACATCGCAGGGCTCTGGGGCCGCGCCGCAGTGGGGCTCCGCAGGAGGCATGACGTTGCTGGCAACGCTGACTCCGGCCAACGGGACCACCAGCGTATCTACGACTGGGCTGGCGTCCAGCAAGTCTTTAATGATTGTGCTGGATGGAATTGTGGTGTCTTCTACCGCAGGCTTGACTGCATACCTAAGCTCAAACAATGGGAGCAGCTACAGCACGCAACAGATTGCTTTCACAAACGCAAACGGGACAACGCCTAATGGAATGGTCCAGATATTCAGAACTGACGCAAGTTCAAGCAACAAACCGTATGCAGGCACTGCAACTGTAGGTTCTTTAACTGACGTCACGGGAGTTATCAACGCACTGAGGATCAATGTCACGAACTCAGCGACCTTTACTGGGTCGGGCACGATCTACATCTACGGCTTGAACTGAGTCGGGGGCAGGCGATGACCGACTACAACGGCCCCGAGCGCCGCCAGGCGGCACTGACCGAGGACAAGGTGGCGCTGATGATCCAGACCGCGGTCGCGGACGCGCTGAAGTCGCATGAGCAGCACCTGACGTTGCACATGGACAAGCAGTTCAGCCTCCTGCGCCAAGCCTTCAACGACGCCTTCCCGGGCGGCGACCCGCACGGCCACCGGCTAGCGCATGAGCGGCAGATCGCCAACGCCAGCTGGTGGGAGAAGACCAAAAGCGACGCCTTCTCCAAGGTCACGGCTGCCGGCCTGTGGGCGGTGGTGGTGTTCATGGCCGTGGCGGCCTGGGAGCACATCAAGCAGGAGGCGCGTCGATGATCGAGCTTGTCGGTGGGGGCCTCCTCGGCTCCATCTTCGGTGGCCTGTTCAGGCTTGCGCCTGAGGTGTTGAAGTTCTTCGACAAGAAGAACGAGCGCCAGCATGAGCTGTCCATGTTCACGCTGCAGACGGACCTGGAGAAGGTCCGCGGCCAGTTCCGCATGGAGGAGAAGTACGTCGAGCACTCCACGGAGCAACTCAAGGCCATCCAGGCGGCCTTCAGAGAACAGGCCAGTACCGCCAAGGAGGCCGGCTGGTTCGTCGCCGCCATCTCCGCGCTGGTGCGGCCTGGCATCACCTGGGCCCTGTTCGGCATGTACGCCGTCGTCAAGGCGGCCGGCCTGACCATCGCCCTGCAGTCAGGCGCGCCCTGGCAGGACGTGGTGCTCAAGGGCTGGGGCGCTGACGACTTCGCCATGCTGAACATGGTGCTGACCTTCTGGTTCGTCGGCCGGGCGATCGAGAAGTACCAGGCCCATGATCGATGACGCGATCAGGCTGAGCGCCGAGCTGCTGGTGCGGCCCTTTGAGGGCTACCACCGGCGCCTGCCAGACGGCAGCTGCAGGGCCTACCCTGACCCGGGCACGGGCGAGCGGCCCTGGACGATCGGGTGGGGCAGCACAGGCCCAGACATCGGGCCGGAGACGGTCTGGTCCCGTGAGGCGGCTGACGCCCGCCTGAATCATGAGCTCGAGGGGTTCGCCTCGGCGGTGGTCAGGATGTCGCCGCGGCTGCTGCGTGAGCCTGACAGGCGCCTGGCGGCCATCATCTCCTTCGCCTACAACTGTGGCACCGGCAACTACCGGATCAGCACGCTGAAGAAGCGCGTGGACGCGGGCGACTGGGCCGGCGCCAAGCAGGAGATCGTCAGGTGGAACAAGGCCGCCGGGCGCGTCCTGAACGGCCTGACCAGGCGCAGGCAGGCTGAAGCGGCACTGCTCTGACGCTGTGCCATTTTTGTGCCACGTTTTCGTGACACAGGCCCTCCTGACTCATCGCTGAGAATCGCTCACAGAGGGGGATATACTGACCGAGCGTCTTGTGATTCCGGTACTTGCCACCGCTAAGTTGTTGATTTTGAAGGAATGTTGAGCGGTTCTCGGTGAGTTTGTGCCATTTTTGTGCCATTCTCACCTTCAGTGGTGGCTGTAGCTCAGTTGGTAGAGCTCTGGATTGTGATTCCAGCGGTCGTGGGTTCGAGCCCCATCAGCCACCCCATCTCCCTCACAGGCTGACCCGTTCAGCCGCCGCGGCCAGGTGCTCTGGCGACAGGTGCGCGTAGCGCTGCACCATCTGCGGCGAGTGCCAGCCGCCCAGCTCCTGCAGCACCGACAACGGGGTGCCGGCCATCGCGTGCCAGCTAGCCCAGGTGTGGCGCAAATCGTGAAAACGCAGCCAGGGCACGCCGGCCCGCTTGCAGGATGCCTTCCAGGTGTTGCACCACACGCGGGTGACGTCTCCCCAGACGCGGCCCTCATGTGGCTCGGGCAGGGCCTTCAGGATCTCGCGGGCGGCGGTGTTCAGCGGCACCAGGATGCGCTGCCCGGCTTTGGCCTCATCGGCCTCGACAATGACTGTGCCGCGCTGCAGGTCCACTTTGTCCCAGGTCAGGTTGAAAACATTCGATCTTCTCAACCCGGTGAGTAAAGCGAAACGGACAGGAGTCCGGTACTTTTCTGGAAGTGCGGCCATCAAAACCTCCGCTTGCTCGCGTGTCAGAAATGCGACGCGGCGCTTGGGTTCGGACTCGGTGCGCAGCACGGGGGCGCGGTCGATCCACTCCCACTCGCGCTCGGCGGCGCGCAGCATGGAGCGGATCAGGGCGCGGTAGCGGTTGCGGGTGGCCGGCTTGACGTCGGTGGGCAGGATCTGCTCGATGTCGTCGCGGGTGATGTTGGACAGCTGCCGGTCGCCCAGCTTCGGCAGAAAGTAGTTGATCTTGTCCTGGTCTTCGGACAGGCTCTTCTTGTGCGCCTTCTCGACCAGCCAGCGGGCGCAGGCCTCGCGGAAGGTCTTCTTGGGCTTGGCCTTGAGCAGCCGGCCCTGCCAGAGCTCGGCGCGCCGGATGTCGGCCAGGGCCTGGGCCTGCTTCTTGTCGCCGGTCTTCAGGCTTTCACGGATGCGCTGGCCGTTGATCTGGACGTCGAGCCAGTAGACGTCGCCGCGGAGTTTGATGGACATGTCGTGGGTTCCTTGGTTGTGGTTTTGTGTTCAGACGCCAGTGGCGCGGGCGATGGCTGCGCGGGCGGCAGCAGCCTGCTCGGGCCAAAGGTCGGACAGTCCGTCACGGTCGTCGTGCTTGGCAAGCAGGGCCTGCAGTGCGGCCAGCAGCTCCGGCGCGGCGGCGATCAGACGGGCGTTGGCGGCCTGTCGCGGTGTCAAGGTGCGGTAGTCGGTGATCGTGGTGACGGTCATGCCGTCGCCTTCGATTTCGCTGCCGTTGAGGGTCCAAGGGCCGGTGGTGTGGGTAGTTGTGCCTTTCATTTCTGTGCTCCTAGTTGCGTTGTTGATGATGAGATTCTCACAACGTGGAGCCCAGGTGTCAACAGATTTCTGCGACACAAATGCGTAGGGACAAACCCTAGGGCCCCTTGAGCCCCCACAGCGCGATCAGCGCCGCCTCGGCCTTGCCGTCGTCCTTGACGCGCTTGAACTCCCCGGCCTGCTGGGGCCAGGTGGCGGCGGCCTTAGCGCGGGCGGCGTCCTTGCCGCTGTTCAGGCCCAGGGCCCGCTTCCAGCGCGCCGGGGGCACCGACTGCACCGGGATGCCCAGCCCGGCCAGCACGCCCTTGGCCAGGCCGAAAGCCTCACCGAATGCGAACATGCTGCTGACGCCCTGGCCGGGCATGGCGCCCACCTGCTCGATGTATGCGCATGTTGCATGCACGTTGTACAGGCGCAGCTCCGCGGCCAGCATCTCGGGACTGATGCGGCGCTTGGCCTTGCCGCCCACCGTCACCTCCACCGCGGGCATGTCGAAGACCTGCACCAGGCTGCCGTCGGGCTCGAGGATGGCCACGGCGCCCGCGGCGCCTGGGTCGATGCCGATGATGAAGCTCATGCCTGCCCTTTAAGCCAGCGCTCGAGGGCGCGTGCGAAGTGATGGTGGAACCCACCGTTCTGGTGCCAGAGGTCCGCGATCACCTCGTCGGTGAGTTTGCGCTCCTGCTCCGGCTGCTCCAGCGCAGCGCGGAGGGTGACTGCGACGGCAAGGCATTCGTCGGTCATAGAGGGCGACCATGCTTCACAGCCGGTGTAGTTTGTCGCCTCTTCCAACGCCTCCAGCGCCTGCTGGGCGGCTTTCTTCAGGTCAGTCATGGTTGTCCTCCGGCTCAATGGGCACCTCCACCAGCGGCTTGCCGCAGTAGCAGCAGTGAGTCATGTGGTTGTCTTTGGGGGTGCCATCCACCACGCTGAAGTAGCGCTGATTGCAACTCGCCATGTAAGTACCGGAATCCCCGTCGCCGTCTTGTAGCCAGCGGCATTCGTTGGGCTGCGTCAGCGCGGCGCGGAGCTCCTCGTTCTCCACGATCAGGCTGCGGATCTGCTGGTGCAAGTCTTGGCAGATCCGGTCGTGCGCCTCAATGCTGATGCTCATCT